AGACAATACTATAACAATAAAAGATAAAGATACTGGAAAAGAACATACTATTTTTTTTGATGAATCCGAAGTTATGGATTCTCATGGCAATGAAGGAAGTGACGTTGCATATTATGGAGTGGATCAAGACGGAACTGAATGGACTATGGATGCCGTTGAAAGCTGGTTTGGAGACCTAGACGATTACTTTCCAGAAACCATTGAAAAACGATACTAATTTTTAATTTGCTAAAGTTTAAAGCCCGGTCATAGTACCGGGTTTTTTTTTGGTTTTTTTTTAACTAACATATTTATATACAAATATGCTGTTTACATTACAGTATTAAGAATAAATTCACTTCTATTACGTTTTTTTAATAAACGTACACAAACCCCAAAAATTAATAAACATGGATATATTTAAACAAGCTATCGCAGAAGCTAAAGCTGTTCGTGAAGCTGCTATTTCTAATGCTAGAGAGGCAATGGAAGAGTCTTTGACTCCACATTTAAAAAACATGCTAGCTGCTAAACTTCAAGAAATGGAAGAAGCAGAAAATCAAGACCTTGTGCATGAAGCAGAAGAAGAAGAAGAAGTAGAAGATACAGAAGATGCCGAAGTAGAAGATAGCGAAGATGAAGAACCAGCAGAGGATGACGCAGAAGAATCTGAGGACGAAGCTGAAGAAGAGTTAGATGTTGATGAAATGGAACTTGAAGATCTCAAGAACCTTATCAGAGATATCGTAGCTCAGGAAATGGAAGCAGGTGATGTAGGTATGGGTGATCTCGAAGACGAAGAAGGTGGTGTTGAGGACATGATTGACACTGACATGGATGCTGAAATGGAACCAGAAATGGATGCTGAAATGGGACCTGAAGGTGAAGAAGAAATCAACCTCGATGAATTAATTGCTGAACTCGAATCTATTGAGGAAAGTGAAAAAGAAATCGAAGAAGCCAAAACTAAAACAACCAAAAAAGAAAAAGTACAGAAGATGAAAGGTGGTACAGATGAGAAAATGAAAACTGTTACTGCTGGAAAGAAACACCTTAGTGAAACAAAACAACTATTAAGAAAAGCTTATAGTACTATTGAAACATTAAGAAATGATCTTTCTGAAGTAAATCTTTTGAACTCCAAGCTTCTATACGTAAGTAAAATTCTTAAAGCTCATAATCTTTCAGAATCACAAAAAGTTAACTTGATTGCTACTTTTGATAAAGCAGAAACAATCAAAGAAGTTAAACTTGTTTTCGAAACTGTTTCTGAAAACATTAACCAAGCTTCTAAGAAAGTACAAAAAAACAGACAACCCTTAAGAGAGCATAAATCTTTTGCTTCCAAACCAGCCGGTAAGTCAACCAGAGGTAAAATAATCTCTGAAGCTAACGAGCAGGTATTAAGAATGCAAAAATTAGCTGGAATCATTAAATAATTAAATTAAAAAAACAATACAATGAACTTAAATTCACTTTTAAAAAGCTCTAACGAGTATAAAGTACTACAAGAAGATGCTAGACGACTTGCAGGTAAGTGGGAAGGTATCGGTCTTTTGGAAGGTCTTCAAGGACACGACAAAGACAACATGGCACGTATCTTGGAAAACCAAGCCAAGCAAATCGTTGCCGAGCAATCAAGCACCAATGTCGGAGGTGGTTCTTTTACCCCTGGACAAGGTGAGCAGTGGGCAGGTGTTGCACTTCCACTGGTGAGAAAAGTCTTTACGCAAATTGCTGCTAAAGATTTTGTATCCGTACAACCTATGAACCTTCCATCTGGTCTGGTATTTTATCTAGATTTCAAATATGGAACAGATACTGCTGGATTTTCTAATGGCGACAACATGTACGGAAACGTATCTACTGCAAATAGTAAAATGACTGTTGATCAAGATGTAGAAGGTGGTCTTTACGGTGCAGGTAGATTTGGATATACCATTAACTCAGCTTCTGCAGCATTACAAGTAGCGTTTGGTAGTGCAACATCAGCTTCTGTTGGATACGATGCAAATCTTAACCCAGGTGAGTTTGTTACTGCTACCATTAGTTTATCAGGTACAGGGTTTGATCCTGAAGGAGTTCGTGCATTTAGAGCACTTTCTGGTTCAGTAGACGTAACGTCTCACCCAGAATTTACTACCTTATCAGGAAATGATGTAACGTTCGTTATTACTGGTTCAGTACTAGCACAAACAACTAACGTAACAGGATCTGTTGTGTATCACAAACAACCAAGTGACAATTCACGTGGTGATTTTGAAGACAGAACAGGAACATTAAAAATTCCTGAAATCAACGTTGAACTTGCTTCAGAAGCTATTGTTGCCAAAACACGTAAGTTGAAAGCACAATGGACTCCTGAATTTGCACAAGACTTGAACGCTTACCACAGCATTGATGCAGAAGCAGAATTGACATCACTCCTTTCTGAGTACATCTCAATGGAAATTGATCTTGAAATTCTGGACATGCTTATCCAAGGTGCTGTAACAACTGAGCGTTGGTCTGCAGAAAACAACAAATTCTGGATTAACGGAGCATGGGTAACAGACAACTCTGACTTCTTCAACACACAAGGCCAATGGTTCCAAACCTTGGGTACGAAGATGCAGAAAGTATCTAACAAAATTCACCAGAAAACACTTCGTGGTGGAGCAAACTTTGCAGTCGTTTCACCTACTGTAGCAACTGTTTTGGAATCCATTCCTGGATATGCTGCTAACACAGATGGTGAAAAAATGGAATTTGCAATGGGTGTACAGAAAGTTGGTTCACTCAACTCACGATTCCAAATCTACAAAAACCCATA